GCAGCTTTCTCTTCAAGTGTTTCCTCGTCTAATGAATCAACTTGTGTCTCATCAACGAGCTCTTCACTTAGCTCTGCATTATCAATGTCTTCGTTTACAATAGACATATATTATCTCCTTAGGAGTTTACAAGTTTAGAGAGGAAATTCTTAAAAGCTTTAATCTCAATATCCGCTGAACGCATATTTCGAGCCTCTTTTATTTCAGTCTCAATTATTTCAATTTCTTGAGGTTTTAAAATGCCATTATCCCACACCCAATCAACACCTTCCATAATACCATTAACGAATGCTTCGGGAGCAGATGGATCCTGTACAATATCTACAGTTGCTAACATAAAGTCTTTTCCGACCTGCATGACACCATTTTTTTTCTCAAGAGTACCCATACCACGACTTGATACACCAAGCTTTACACCACCTTCAAGTAGACCTTCAACGATCTTTCCCATAGGAGTTTGTAAAATTGATGCCTTTCCAATAACATCACTACCTTCAAAACGAAGTTCAGTGATCTTATGTGAAACTTTATCCAAGTTAATACCTGGTCCATCAGGGTGATTTAACTCACCAACTGCACGACCAGTCTTTACTTGTTCTTTTACGTACTTGTTTACAGCAGATTCTAAAATACTTTTCTCGTAAACACGTCCGTTTCTATTTTGTTTATCGGCTTGCATGAATACACCTTCAATGACATATTCTTTCTTACCGTCTTTCTTTGCTTCTGTAATAACCTGTAGGTTACTATCATGATATTCTGATATCAATTTCATTGTTCGAGTTCCTCGCCCATTAGTTTGATAAAGTCATTTGCATTCTTTTCGGCTTCTTTAGCATTCTTAAAAGAATCATCTAATTTATCACCATTAACATATACTGCAAACTTACCACCCTTTTGAGTAATAATAATGTCGGTTTTCTTTTTCTTACCGGCTTTAAACGCCTTTACTTGCTTTTCACCACCAGCAAGTTTAACTTTTTCTCGGAGCTCGACAAATGTAAGCATATATTACTCTTCTTCTGTTTGTGTAGCTGGCTGACCCATTTGAGATGCAATTTCAATTTTCTTTGCATCTAAAGCAGCAGTAAGCTTTTGACCAATAATAGTATCAAAGTCTTTCTTAGCATTAACGTTATCACCTTTGCTAACGTTATCAATTAATTGTAGTACGTCCATAATATCCTCTTTGTATTATATATTTATAAAAATGTGTATTTCTACAGTAAATCGGTATCGATATCACCTTCGTCTTCGTCGCCTTTTTCATCTTCCATTTCTTTAGCGATATCTTCAATTTCTTCATCACTAAACTTAAGAATGTTTTTGCGTACCCATGAGTTAGATACATACTTACCTACGTATTCATCTAGCTGTGATAGCATTTCAAAACGTTCTCTAATCATTTCTGATTCTTTTAACTCAGAGAAGTAGTTATCTTCAATGAAGTCAAAGTTAATATCTTCTTTCCAGCTTTCCCAATCTTGTGTGGTAATAATACCTTTTAAGATCAATTGTGTTTTAAGAAGCTGTACAAACAGATCAGAGAATCGTGTTCTCAACTTATCAATAAACTTCTTAAACTTAACTTCTTCTCGGCTAATCTCAGTAGATCTACCAATAGAAAATCCAGTATCTTGCTCCATACGTCCCATAGGGACATTCAAAGCTTTAAATAATTTCTTTTGGAAGTATAAAATATCATCAATCTGACCAAGGTTTTCACCACCCGGCAATGTAGTAATTTCAGTACCCTTACCGCCTTCTCTTCGTGGTAGGAAGAAATCTTCCAACATTGACATATGTTTCTTATCATCTTTTACAGCACCAGTACTTGCGTCATATACGAGCTTATTGCGATACTCGCTCATAATGCCACGTACGTACTCTTCAGCTTTACCCTTTGGTAAGTTACCTACATCAATATAAAAGATTCTACGTTCTGGAGCTCTTGATATACGATAGATTACTAATGAATCTTCCATCATACGAAGCTGATTAACTGGTTTAACTGCCTTTTGTAAGTACGAAAGAATACGTTTACGACTTGGATCTAACATACCTGATGTACAATATGCAATCGAATCTTTATGTATTTTCAGACCAGACTGACGACCACTTGCATCAGCAGTATCTTCAGGATCACTATATATGAAAAACTCTTTTGCGCCTTTTACTAGAGTTGCACCAGTTTTTGGATCCTTTTCTTCTGTTACTTCTTTTACTTTACGAAGCATAATAGGATCAATATATCGTAAGTCCTGAATACCTTTCTTTGGAGCATTCGAGTCAATTACAATATGGTATGGTAACCGTCCATCGATATACCACTTTTTAAATATATCATGACCGTGCTGACTAAAATTCAACATTGTCAAAATATTATCAAATTCTTCTCTGATTGTCTCTTTAATAGCATCAGAGGTTTCTACTTTGTCTAATACAACATCAACTGGTGATGAATCATGATCACCAAT